GCTGTGGTGGTGCAGGGGGTGTAGGTGCTACTGGTGACGTAGGGGCAGCTGGATCAATATTTGGAAAATTAAAACGCTCACGTATTGCGGCTATTGCAAGACTAAGTGTTTGGTCGCCTTTTGGCATTGCACCTAGACTATTGAAGTTAGCATAAGTTCTAAGAGACTTCTTTTCTTCTTTAGATGTACGTTTGTCTGCTAACCTCTCATCAATAATACGCTGTATTTCAGTATCTATCTCCTTAATAGACATCCCTTTAAGGCTGGCTTTTTGAGCAAGTGCGTTGTGCACTGTGCCTCTAGGGTCAGCTTTCTGGTTAAGTCTTGGGTCTCCATAGTTAGGGGCGTAACCTTCGTTATACTTTACAACATTCTGTGCCGCTTGATCTTTCGCTCTTTCTGCTTTTGCGGCGGCTATCTTAGCATTGTTTGCCGATTTTTGGGCATTTTTTAGACGCTTTGTTCTACCTTCAACAGCAACTCCGACAGGAGAGGACATCCCCGTAGACTTTCTGTTCTTTTTGACAAAGCGGTTCACTTTAGACCTACGGCCTGTAACTGCATCTATTGCACGTCCACCAGCAACTAAAGGTACTTGTGTTAATAAAGATGAACCACCTGTACCAGCAATAGCACCTAAGTTTAACATAGTGCCTATTGATCTTGCTGGGTCGTATGATTTACCAATTTGAGGTATTGGGTTGAAGTTGTCAGTAAACTTTGAAAAGCCGCCTTTAAGACCAGCCGCATATAACTCTGTGACAACATTTGATTTATAAAGTGACTGAACAAGCTGTTGGCCTTCTAATGTTTTGCCCACAGTGTCTTTTATAAATTTAATGTCTTCATTAGAAACTACAGTACCTACTTTAGTATTGGCGTTTTTAATTGCTTGGTTAAACCTTTGTCGAGTAAAAGTATCTGCACCTTTAAGAACTTCTTTGCGAAGGATTTCAGCGGCAGTGTTTATATCAGTAGTATTTTTTGATCTCGCTGTGTCTAAGGCAGTGTTTGCACCCTTTTTTGATGTAGGATCAATGTTTTTTAGATTAAGACCCTCATCACTAGCAATTTCATTTAGCATCCTAGCGACATCGCCAGCCGCTTGGTCAACTTCTGGATCAAGTTCTTGGCGTGGCTTGAAGACAACCTCTCCAGTTTTACTTACTGTAGATATGGCTGTGTTTACACCACCAGCTGATGCTCCACCAATAATGCCTTCACCAACTGCTTGTCTTGGGTCAATATTAAGACCAGCTTCAGTGTTTACTGATGTACCCGTCTGCTCAACAACACTCTGTAAAGACTCTGTACCAAACTCTTTGAGGGCTGTTGCAAAAACCTTACCACTACCCAGTCCCAGAGAGTCCAGAAGTGCTATTCCAGCGGTTGTAGTTGAAGCATACAAGAAGTCATCTTTGTTAGGCTTTTCTCTACCTTGGTTTCTTGCGCGTTCTTCTGCAATACCACCAAGATGCTGTACGGCACTGACAATGACAGGTGCGGATATACCACCTATGACTGACCCTGCTGGGCTAAACATAGACCCAACAGCCGCGCCGCCAACCCTTGCTAACTGCTGACCAGCAAACTGTGCGCCTTGCTCTACTGCCGCTTTCGGTAAGTACCTGTATGCGTAAGAGCCATCTTCATCACCTTCAATAAACTTAGCAGATGCTGACTCATAACCTTCTGGTGCATCAGTTAAGTTTGTTAGAAACTCACCAGTCTTTTCAGCACCTAAGACTCTAGCAGTTGTACCCATAGCATCCAAAGGTGCGTCTACGCCTTGCAAGAAAGCCTCTTTAAAACCACCTGTAGGACTGTTTATACCAGTGTTATTATTGTTAGCATTGGGTGCTGGCTGTTCTTGTCCATCATCTCCTAAGTGTTTCTTTAAAGCCGCTAATGCGCCTTCCTGTGTTTCACCTGTGATGTCATATACTTTACCATCTGGTGCAGTGATTTCAAATGTTGGCATATTTGTACCTATTATTTCTGTTTAGTTACTATTGAATAGCCTCCAACCACAGCTGGCTCTACCGAGTTATTTCTTGGCTCTGGTACATCAACACCTTGCATTCTGTACCACTCGCGTTGCTGGGCTTCTACAGCGGCAACAGCTTTCTTGTACTGGGTCTCTATTGAATTTAGATTCTTAACAAACTGTTCTCTTGATGATGATTGCTTCAATGAACCTAGTGATTTTCTTAACAGTGCAAGTTCTATGTTTGAAACCTGACCTAAAGCACCACCTGTAGGTGAATCATCACGCATCTTCTGTAGCCTGTCGAAACCAATGGATGCTTCGATTGTATCAATAGCGTTTGCTGTATCGTGTGCATCTGTACCAGCTACGTGAGACATGGCATAGCCAAATAGACCAGTATTGTTGTCAAATGGGTTAAATCCACTTTCTTTTGCTAATCTACCTTTAATGTCGGTAATAGCAGTCAATGCGGCCTGTTTATAGATAGCACTAGGCATACCCATTGCTCTCTTTTTCTTGTCAGCCTTGTCTTTCTGCGCTTGTATTTTAGCTTCAGCAAGTCTTGTTGCTTCTGCTTTATTAAATGCGTTAGTCTCTGCAAGCCTGTTAGCATCTTGAATGTTACCATATTCAGCTGTCGCGGCTTTCATTGCACCAGTGTAACCTTGCGATGAACCACCGACCATAGCACCACCGATACGGATTAATGCCTCGTTTCTGTCAATCTTAGCAAATGGCATCATAGAGCCACGGGCATTAGCAGACACTGCGCTACCTTTGCGATCATTAGAGGATGTAGTATCAGTGTTTAAGACACCATTGTTATTACTTAATGCTTTACCATTGTTACCTAGTACGCCATCTTTTTTCATCTCAGAGTCTGGCATAATTGAACCATCTGGCATTCTATGGTGTCCGTCTGGAGTAGGTGTGTATGGGTATAGGTTCTCGCCAGCTACCATGTCATTTACAGGGTCATCCTGACCCTCTACTTTAGGTATGTTCATGTAAGGGTCTAAACGTGCGCCTGTAGGCATTGGTGAAGTAAAATCAGCCAACAACGGAGCCTCTTCAACTTTATCTAACTGTCCAAAATCATTTTCTTCTGGGTTGTTGTAAAGAACAGGCACATTCTCTCTAAGATCAAAGTTTTTACTGGTCTGAGGTAAATCTAAAGCATCTGCTCTCATATTAGGGGCTGGCTTACTTGTCTGCGCCATGTCTAAGGCATCTGGCCTTTGTAGTGCAGGGGTCATGTCAGCTACATACTTCTGTTCAACACTTTTTCGTGCATCTTCACCAAAATGTTTAGCCATGTCTGGGGATGCAAGCATGTCAGAGACATAACTACCATCTGATTTTACGTCACCAGTAATTGGGTTATATAAGACACCAACATCTTGTTTTATAGTATCGTTATAGTAAGTAATTGGCTGGTATCCGTCTGGAGGCATAGGAGGCATATAGTTAGGATAGTTCTGCGATAGAACTGGTCGTCTTACTGCGCGTGACATTAGAAACCTCCTCTGAACCTTGGCATAGGTGAGTTTTGTGGGACAAAATTACTTTGACCGCCTTGCGGCATGTACTTACTTGCATATCCAAACCCTTGCATACCACCGCCTATTGCCGCGGCCATTGGGTCATTCATGTTAGCTTGATATGTGTTGTTAGTATCTGGAGCCTTGCCCAACATACCAGACTGATACTGCATACGCTTCTCAAGTTCAAAGTCACGTTGGTCTTCAAATCTTTTCTTCTGGTCATTCAGCTGTGCTTGATTGAATCCTTGTAAGGAGTTACCAGCGTTCATACCAAAGTCAGCACCTGTTCCTAATGTATCCATGCCCATACCATAAGCACTCATGAGGTTTGTGTTTGCTTGTCCAGCACCTTGCAATGCAGAACCTTGGTCACGGAACTGTTGTGCCTGTTGGTTTAGACTGCGATCTATAAGACTATTCTGGATGTTTGTAGCTACATCTGCACGTCTGTCGTCATATGCTCGGTTAGCTACTGCTTCCGCTACACCAGCGCGACTTGAGTTCATGTTTCCAGAGCCCATTGCCGCCATGTCTATGCCAGTCAAAGTGTTCTCTTGTAGGTTACGACGATCATCACGCATTGCGGCATCTACTAGAGAGCCTGAGTTTGCTGATGCGTAATTCATAGCATTACTAAGTCGGTCTTGCTGTGCCGCATTTGCCATACCTTGATACTGTCCGTACAATGAGTTTGCATTGTTACCAAAGCCAGCTGTATTGCCCATCATGGCGTTACCACTGTTCATCATGTTAGTACCAAAGTTGCCCATAGTATTGGCAGTACCTGTCTGGAACTGGTTAGGTGCGGCTAGAGTGTCACCTTGGTAGGCTCCTGTGTTTAAGACACCACCAAGTGCGGCTTCACCACCTTCTAAGTTGGCATCCACGTATGGTTTGTATTGGTTAAACGAAGCCATGTTAGCCGCATTAGCCGCATTCTGTGCATCTGCCTGTTTCTTTGAACCTAGATAACTAGCCCCTGCGCCTATGACAGCTCCAGCAATTTGTCCCCACATATAATATTCCTTTTATTTTATACGGCTACCCAAGCTGTGCCGTTGTAGACAACAAGTTTAGATACGCCTGATCCTAATGGTTCCCAAGGGTACACGGCATAACGCACCATGCCCTTTCTTGGGTTGGTAGGTTCTCTATCGGTAACTTGGGTACTTGCGTCTGCTAATGATTTTATAGACGCTTCTATTTCTCTCAGTTCTTCCTGTAGGTAGTTAGGGAGAAACTCTGGAGTAAGTGTCGGTGCTGTGCGCCTGACATAAGCAGACACCAGCATATTAATTTTATCTGAGATAGCCATAAGTTACCTCCGACCTGTCACAGTGATCTCAACATCCATACCAGTGAAGTTAAAGTCCTTGTCTGTTGTAACCCTAGTCAACTTGTAAGATAGGTATCTGCCAGATATTCTAGTGTCTAATTTATAACTACTTAGACAATCAAAGCCCTGTGCTAAACCATAGTTCGGGGTCTGTGTAGGAAGGTCTGCGGCTCCAAATGTAAATCCAAAAGTACCATCAGAACTTTCTGTAGAGATTTGAGGTACAATATGGGATATTACTTTGTAGCCTGTCAGTGGTATTCCTTGTTCATCAAGATCAAGTCCAACACGTTCTACAAAGAATGGCTTAGATACTGCCGTGTCTATAGCCTGTGATAGACTACCTTTCTCAATCAAGTCGATACCATAGATTTTGCTGTTAGCTACTCCACCCCCAGCTTTTGCTAGTACAAGTGGATGTCTTTGGTATGGGCTTTCTTGTGAGTGATATGAGCCACCTACAGTTTCATAGGTAGTCGTAGCGTCTGCGTAGGTTGACGCTGTGTTTACGTTAGCTTCTGCACCAGCAACTACGTTAGGCAAATCATAGAATGACCAGATGTCTTCTTTATAGTTATAGACAGCGGCTCGGTTACAGCTGTCGCCATCTGCATACTCAGCCATGTCATCGCCACTGTGGTAGCAGAAGTATACTTCCTCTAGCATAGAGTTATGTAAGACAAAGCATTGTTCAGCTTTGGAGTTATCTAGGCCATTAAAGATGTAGTCTCGGACTCTTCCGTCACATATTGATTGGCGTGTGTTACCATCGGTTACATAGATGTCATCCCTATCAAACACATAGTGTTTACCTTCGATCTCTCGGATGCAGTTCTGGTTGATTACCCCAGCGTCATCAAAAAGTTTTCTAAAGTTAAATATGAATGCACCACCGACAAACTCCATCATCCACACTTGGTCTTGTGAATAGACAAGGAAGTTGGAGCCAAGGGTAGCACCATCGACTATGGGGGTCTTCATTTGCACTAAGTCATTAAAGCCAGCACTGTTGGTTAAGTCTGAGGCATCCCATGTATCTGGGACTTGGTTAGCTAAAACGGGGTCACTAAAGCGAACTCTGTTAGGGAACTCCACGCCCCCCTCTACAGTACCTAGTGCTAACAAAAAGTCACCATAGGAACGCAAGGATGTCGTAGTTACACCAGAAGGCCAGTTAGGCAAAACAGTAAAGTTAGTTGCGCTGGGCACTCTATGTACTGGGGCTGTTGTCGATCTGTTGATGTACTGCACGTCTGCAAGTATCGTGGCTGTCACGGGTGTGGTAGGAGATGCAGACAGTGAACTGTTGTACTTTTGTGATAGGACGCCATTAGACATCTCATAGATGTCAAAAGTATCATCCACCACCAATACTGTATCAAAACCTGAGAGAGCACTGACACCATAGATGAACTTAGGACTAACTGTAAGGTTGCCTGAGATGCTTCTGTAGATGGGTGCTCTGGTTACTTTGGCCTCGTTGAACCTGACGTTCTTGGCTCTAGTGTAGGCATTGATGGGGAGGCTGTATGGGTCAATGTCCGTAACGACACCAACAGACCCCAGCCCACGGATAGGGAGGTTTGTCATGGGCTATAAGTTCTTTCAATTTATTAGGGTTTTGTAGGCCAGACCACGCTGATAGGGAATCCATCTTGTTGAGGTACATCTAAGAGTTCAGTCCTGTATATAGACCAAGAGGCTTGTGCATCGGGACTCATGGATGCCCATCGTAGTGCGTTTCCAGCGACAACATCAACTTGTTCAGCTAATAGTTTATCCCTCTTAGACCTCACAAGTTCTTCTGTTTGTACCCAGTTATAGCCATCCCACATCGTGCCTATTTCAACAGTCTCTGGATTTTCGTGAGGTATGACAGGTACAGGCGCGTCAACCTCTCCTTCAACATAACAAGCACACACTGCTACATTATTCTCATCTACTTCAACATATTTTCTTAACATATTAATATCCTATCGTGAACCAGTGAAAAGCATTACCACCAAAACCTGCTTTTGAGTATTTTATTTGATTTGCCGCTGTTATTGAGACACCTT